GACATAATATAACTTTTAATGATCCTTCTAATGAAGTTGTTGGACAATCAGGTTCGATTATACTTATACAACCTTCTAGTGGTGGTCCTTATACTGCTGATTTCAGTGATGCCGCTTGGAGGTTTACAGGAGGTACTGCACCTACTCTAAGTACAGCAGCGAATGCAGTCGATCGTATTGATTATCTAGTAGTTGGTGCTGGTAATATACATTGTGTAGCTAGTTTAGATGTGAAGTAATATGGCTTTATTTAATAGTATACGAATGGGTGCCAGCGGAGCTGAAGGTGCCTATGAGATTGAAAGATCTTTAAGATTTAATTCAGCAGATGATACCTATCTTGAGTTCACCCCCTCAAGTACAGGTAATAGAAAAGTATGGACTTTTAGTTGTTGGCTCAAAAGAACTAAGTTAGGAACTAATACTGATTATCTTTTCAGTTGTAATAGTGTTTCAGGAAATAATGGGATAGCAGCTTTATATTGGTATAATTATGACAACACCGATGATCTATCCACTTATTTTGATACTCCAAGTTCAGGTGATCCGTATGGTAGGGTAATAGATGATAGTAGAATATTACGAGATACGACAGCATGGTATCACCTCGTATGGCAAGTAGACGCAGCTAATACTACTCAAAAATTATGGGTAAATGGTGAAGAACAGACTCTTCAGTCTAGCAAGAATCCTCCTAATGTTGATTATGGGATAAGTTTCTCAGGAAACTTGATGAGAATTGGTAGATCATCATTTGGTAGCCAAGTATTTAATGGTTATATAGCCGAAGTACATTATTGCGATGGTCAGAAATATCAAGCTTCAGATTTTGGTGAGACAGATTCTGATACTGGTCAATGGATTCCTAAAGAAGTAGATGGGTTGACTTATGGTACAAATGGCTGTTACCTAAACTTCAGTGATAACAGTGATACAACTGCTACTACATTAGGTAAGGACTACTCAGGTAATGGAAATAACTGGACTCCTAATAACTTCTCAGTTGCAGCAGGTACAGGTAATGATTCACTAACAGACACTCCTACAAATAATTACTGTACTTGGAATCTATTGGATTATGTCAATGGAGGTTTCGGTACTTCTTGGGGAGCAGGTGCAAGAACAGCTAACGGTGCTTTAGAGATGACAGCTAGTGGTAAAAATACCCTATGGCATGGAACATTCTTTAAAAATAGCGGGAAGTGGTATTACGAATCTACAGGTTGGAACCATGACCAAATAAAAGGTGGTTGGGGACGTTCAGCAACTTCTGCTGGTACTGAATTTTTAAATGCTAACTGTTTTACTTTAAATCAAAATGGTCAATATCAATCTAATTCACCTACTGGAACAGCAGGAGGAACTACCTATGGAGGAAGTATCTCATCTTCAGATGTTATTGGATGTGCTATAGATTTAGATAATTTAACTGTCGCATGGTCTAAAAACGGTCAGTGGGGTGATGGATCTGGTAATTGGGATGAAACCTATGACAATGCTAGTAAGATTTCTATAACGGCTGGGTATTGGACACCAACACATATACATGGTGGCTCAAGTGCAGGTCAATGCTTTGCAAATTTTGGACAAAGACCTTTGACAAATGATCCTCCATCAGGTTTTAAAACTTTATGTGCTTCAAATATATCTACACCAACAATCAAAAATCCTACTGATTACTTTAACACTGTAACTTATACTGGTAATAATGCGTCTAATGATATTACTACAGTTGGATTCCAACCTAATTTAACTTGGATTAAACAACGAAATCAAGCAGAAAATCATTTTATAACTGATAGTGTTAGAGGAGCTGGTGTACAGCTTAGAGCAGCGCAGCAAGATCAAGAAAATGATGATTCAGCTACATTTGATGCATTTCTATCAACTGGATTCTCTTTAACTGGTACAGGCCCAGCCAAACCTCAAGTTAATGATGATACTGATAGTTATGTAGCTTGGAACTGGAAAGAATCAGCAACAGCAGGTTTCGATATAGTTGCTTATAACGGAGATGAAGATGATACAATATCTCATAATTTAGGCGTGTCACCTGAATTCATGATTATTAAATCAAGAGAATCATCAAATGATTGGATGATTTGGCATCATAGTGTTATTGATGCAGATAATAAAGTTTTGAATTGTAACAATGGTGACGGAGTATCAACTTCAGGTAGTAATACTTTTATTAAGTCATCTAGCGGTGGCTCATATAATGTTAGTAGCTCTACCTTTAAACTAGGTAGCTCTGCACTTGTTCAAGATGGCTCTAGTAATGACTATATTGCTTATCTTTTCGATTCTGTAGAGGGATATTCAAAAGTAGATACCTATATAGGTAACGGAGATTCAGACGGAACTTTTGTTTATACTGGGTTTAGACCTGCTTGGATATTATTAAAGCATTCGAATAGTTCAGAACATTGGTATATTTATGATAATAAAAGAAATACTGGTAATCCATTAAATTTGGAATTAAATACTAGTACCACTCAAGATGATGGAACTTTTATTGGACCAGATTTTCTAGCCAATGGGTTTAAAATCAGAAATTCTAATAGTGCCTTTAGTACGAGTGGACAGATATATCTATACTTAGCTTTTGCTGAGAACTCCTTTAAATACGCTAATGCGAGGTAAAAATGGCATTTAAAGAAACAGATCACAACAAAATAATACCTCTTGATGTGCCTTTTACTCACAGAGGTATCAAGTATCCAGCTAATTGGCTGAGGCTAACAACACTGGATGAAAAGAAGGCAATTGGATTAGTGGAGGTACCAGACTAATGGCACTAACAGAAGTAAACTCATCTGGACTTAAGGATGGAGAAATCGTTAATGCTGATATCAATGCTTCAGCAGATATAGCTGGTAGTAAAATAGCAGATAATGCTATAACTCTTGATAAGATGGCAGGACTTGCTAGAGGTAAGATTATTTATGGTAATTCTTCTGGAGATCCTGCAGCTTTAACAGTAGGTTCTAATGGACAAACATTAGTATCTGATGGTACTGATATCTCATGGGGAGATGCCTCTGCTGGTGCTACAGGTGCTGGATCAGATAAGATATTCTGGGAGAATAGTCAAACAGTAACTCAGAACTACACCATTGGAGATTCCTTTGGAGCTGCATGCAACGCTATGTCTGCAGGACCGATCACTATTAATAATGCAGTGACGGTAACTATAAATAGCGGAGAAACCTGGACAATCGTATAAATTATGCCAATAACAATTAATGGAAGCGGTACCGTCACAGGTATAACTGCTGGTTTAACAGCGGCATCAATGCCAGCAGGTTCTGTATTACAAGTACAGCAAACAGTTTTAACGAATGCAATTGAGGAGGCTGTTGTCAGTAATACTTACGAAGATATAGCAGGATTCACCTGTAATATAACTCCTCAGACAGGCTCAAAAGTTTTAGTTTATTACATAGCTAATACGTCTACTACAAGTGGTCAGTATAATTGCAAGATCCAATTGGTTAGAGGAAGTACAGCAATAGCACAGGGTGATCAGATCGGTAGTAATAGACAAAGAGCGACTACTGGTCAATGGAGTCCAGGCGATGCTTATCACATACTCCCACAAAGCATGATGTTCTTAGACGCTTCACCTGGCGGTGATGGTAGCACACCAATAACTTATAAGTTGCAATGGACAGACTCTTATGGCCAGAATCTAAATTTAAATAGAATGGATGGAACTGCAGATACTACTAATGATTTTAGTCAGGTTTCTTCTATAACATTACTGGAGGTAGCAGCATGACATTAAAACTAAACGGTTCCTCATCAGGAAGCGTATCAATAGATGCTCCTGCTACTACAGCAGGTGGAGCAGATAGAACACTTACTTTACCTGATGATTCTGGAAATGGTGTAATAAAAACAAGTACTTATCCTTCTTCACTTCAAGTATTAGAAGAATTTGGTAGTCCATGTGACGGATCAGTAATAGCTACCTCAAATGGTGATGTTACTTTTCCAAATGTAACAGCTGCTCAAGTTAATACTGGTAGTTATGAAGATGTTAATGGCTCAGTTCTTGCTTATAACCCTCCAACAGGTACAACACAAGTACATTATTCGTTTGATTATTTTACAGCCGAACAAAACGATCCTCAGTTAGCACATTGGAAGTTATTTTTAGATTCTGATGAAGTAACAAAAGCTAGAAGAAGTTCAAGATTTATTGATTCGTGGGCAGGAAATCAGGCTTTTAGATGGGTTTTTAATATAGGAGGAACTGCAGATACAACAGTAGGTCGAGTTACTAGTTGGACTTCAGCTAAAACAATGAAACTACAATGGAGAGAATATGGTAGTTCTTATAATCCTAAATTACATGAAACCGTTTATTGGGATGGTACAACTGGTGCTCATTTAGCAATGCCAACACTCAGTATTAAAGCAATCGGATAAACATATGAGTACTATTAAAACAACGAATATTACCCATGGGAGTAATTCAGGTACAGCTAACTTAGTGTTGGCTAGTGATGGAGGTATTACTTATGCTAAGAAACCTGCATTAGGAAGACAAATATTAGAACAATTCTTTACTCCGTGTGATGGATCAGTTATAGCAACATCGGCTGGTAATGTTACTGTTGAAGATACAGATGCTGTACAACACTTAACAACTAGCTTTGTAGATGCAACTGGGTCAACTATTTCTTATACTCCACCAGCAGGAACCACTCAAGTAATTTATGAGTTTTATGCCCAAGTATCAAGAGGAGATGGACATGCTATAAGTCATTGGAAATTTTTTATAGATAGCGATGAAGTAACTGACAATCGTTGTACTATCTCTTCAACTAACATGGAAGATCGTGTACCATTTAAATGGGGAATAAATATAGGAGGTTCTGCAGTAACTGCTACTGGACGACTAGCTTCTTGGACTTCTGCAAAAACTCTAAAATTACAAGCTAGAGATTATCACTCCAATCATGAAGCAAGAATCCATTCAACGGAATATTGGGATGGAGATGGTACCGATCAATTTGTTAGACCCTGTATAGGTATTACAGCAATCGGATGATAGAAATACCTAGTGCCGACCTACCCAAGGCATTAGATATCCCTCAGATATACTTTAAACCGCCTACAGCGAACGTTCCATCGTATAAACCTATGGTTATACCCCCAGCCGATTTGGAGCGTCCTAGAGACACTGAGGCGGAACCTACGACGGAAGAGCCAGCACCCCCTAAATTACAGATTCCTGTATTAGATATACAAATGCCAATACCTGAAACAGCGGTAGTGGTAACGGCTGTAACAACAGCTGTAGTGGCAGTGGCAACCACCTCTGTTACACAGACTTTATTTGAACCAATTAAAAAGAAAGTCCAAAAACAACTCCAAGCTAGAGTGAATAAATGGAAGGAAAACCGGAAGAAAAAAAAGGACTCCTCGGAAAGCTAAAAGATGCTGCTGAGGACCAAGAACACCAAATCCAGATCCTTGGAACATTCGTCAGACTAGGCGTTGTTGTTTGGTCCGGATTTATAATAACAATGAATTACGTTGAGTTACCCATGATAAAGAAAGCTGGGAACTCGGATATCACGTTCGTAGCTTCAGTATTTACTGGTGCCCTAGCTACTTTCGGCTTATCTACAGGTAATTCTAAAGATAAAGGTACACCAGTCAACTGTCCTATGGTAAAGAAAAAGGAAGAATGAAAAAATGGCTATTACTCTTCCTACTAGCATCACCCATGGTAGCGAGAGCCGAACTAGTGACTCCTCAATTCACCCAGGGGTCGATGAATTCAACAACGACAACAACTCAAGATATAGAAGAAGATATAACGATAACAACCTACGGGTCAGCCTTGAACAAGTGGAGTGGGGACAATATAACTCATTCATCCGCTACATCAGGCGGCTTAGCAGCTTCAGATTCGATCTTCGAATTGACAACAGATGGTTCAGACTTCTCTCTAGAAATTATAACAAGAGCAGCCAGTCAGGTACTAGAAGTTCAAGAAATCGAAAGAACTATCGAAACTACTGCTACTACTACATCGCTCTCTGTCTTCTCGCAAT